CAGAGCTCGAAGCAGAACTCCATAACTTGGTGGGGCATAGTGAGGTAACTCCTAGCCTGGTGGCTCTCGGACAAGTGGATACCAAGCGAGTCCGAGTTAGGTGGCCCTTTGTGGCCCTTAAAGCCCTTGGTGCTGCCGGCGCTGTTGCAGCGTCTGCGTTGGCTTATGCTGGGCATTGGGGCTGGGCGACTGCAGCCGGCCTAGGTTCGTGGAAAGCGTGGTCAGATAGTGGTGAACCCGTCTATCTGGAGAGTACTGCGCGTGATGTGCGAGCCGAGGTTGTTGCAGCTGCTAAACTGTACCAATGTGACCTTGAACTTCTATGCGAAGCCATGAGTGAAGGCTTGTTGCGCAATAAGGACCTTAACTCCGCGCATCAGACTGCGTATTTTATACGTAGTTGGATGTTGCGTGAGCGTCCCGAATGGTCCGCGCTGACGAGATTAACCCAGAGCACGGCGGTGCTTGCCGCCCTTAGTAGCATTACCCCCGTTGAACAGACCCTGATTGAAACTTGGTCTTTGCCAGATGTTAATAAGCAAATGTTAACTATGGAGCAATTAGTCAAGACAGGGATTCTTCCGGGTGGGCTTCCTTTTCCCCGTAAGTAGCGAGGCCCTGTTAGTATACCGGCAATTTGTGCTGCCCCCAAGTCCTTTGAACCATTGGGAAAAGGCTGCAAGATAGGGCCATTGCCGGCGACGAGCAGGGACGAGCATAGGAGACGTTGGGTGCGAGTGGCACTCCCAACGTTCCTGGGTACTTTTAGGCCCTTTTGCCACTATGACTGCGCGCATAATCAGGAAATTGCGCTCCGGAATAGAGTGTTAGGTGCTGTTAAGCGCCCCTCGAAAGCCGGGTTGCGCAAATTGCGCGCAGCCGCCCGCAGCTTGTGTCGTCATCTCCCAAGGGTTGTTCCAGACCCTTGGTACGAGATGCCTAAGGCGTATTCAGGTGCGAAACGGCTCAAGTATGAGCGGGCGACTGACGATGTGCTGGCGCGTGGCTACACTCGTGAAAGTGCGAAGGTAACCATGTTCGTCAAGTTTGAGAAGTTAAACCCCAAGAAAACCAACCCTGATCCCCGTGCCATACAGTTTAGAACCCCTCAGTACTGTGTGGCGTTAGGGCGTTACCTTAAGCCCTGTGAGCATCGGATTTATCGTGCGACAGGTAATGGCCGTGATTATCCAGCCACGAGGTTTATAGGTAAAGGACTTGGTAGTGTTGAGCGTGGGTGTTTGGTCCAGCGGAAATGGGATGCAATGGAGGATTG